AACATTGCATTGACAGATAATATTTCTTATCCTTGGTTCGCGGTCGCTGGTTACTCAAGAGGTATTGTAAACGCAATCAAAGCGTCTAAGAAATTAACATTAGATGAAAGAGATGACTTATACAAAGCAAGAGTTAACCCAATTGCAACTTTCTCAGATACAGGTACAATTATTTGGGGTAATAAAACCCTTCAAATTAAAGAATCTGCTTTAGATAGAATCAACGTAAGAAGATTATTATTAAGAGCAAGAAAGTTAATTTCAGCTGTTGCGGTTAGATTGTTGTTTGAACAAAACGATGATCAAGTAAGACAAGAATTCTTAAGATTGGTTAATCCTATCTTGGAATCAATTAAGAAAGAAAGAGGTTTGTACGATTTCCGTGTAAGTGTGTCTAACGACCCTGAGGACATCGACGCAAACACATTGAGAGGTAAGATTTACATCAAACCAACTCGTTCTCTTGAATTTATTGATGTTGAATTCGTAATTACTCCAACAGGAGCTTCATTTGACAATATCTAATCTAAAAGGAGATATAAAAGGAAGAGGGTATCAGAAATGGTACCCTTTTTTTATGGTTTAACGTATATTTTTGTACCAATTTTAACAGCGTTCAGTAGGTATAAGATATTATCATTTGAAACTCTAACACATCCATTAGAATGTGCACCACCTAAACCTTTCTCTTTGTTAGTTCCATGAACGTAAATTGACCTACTATATACGTTTTTATTACAATTTTCCAATCCAGTTAATTCTAAAATTCCAGTTAAAACATCTGCTACATGGGTTTCACCCGTTTTAGGGTCTTTTCTTGTTCCTGGCACATTAGGACCTAAAACCAAATCAACAGGTGTTTTCGCAACTAAAACTTGATATTTTCTTGGTGCCTTATATTTGTTACTAACCTTCATTAACCCCGTGGCGGTTGACCCACTATCTACACTATTAGAAAATCCCTTTGCACCTGTTGAAACTCTTATTTCTTTAGTTAATGTTTTACCATTTTGAGTATAATACATGGTTTGATTTGGACCCCAAACAATCAACATCGGTTCACCACTTCTAATTAATTTACTATTTGATAGGATATCATATAATTGTTTCCAGTTTTTAGACTTACTTGTTATGTCCTCTTGACCACATAAAGGAGTGTCAGAATCCTCATTAAAGTAATTTTTAACCTTATTAATTGTATTAGTGAGAACATCTTGTTCGGTTATAAACTTAACCAATCTTTTTGTTTGTTCTTCTGAAAGTATAATATCCATACCATATAAATATAAAAGATTAAAATAAAGGAAATGTTCCACATAGTTCCACGAGGAACCTATTTTTATGAAAATCTTAACTTCGTAAACCCAGTATATACTAGAAAATACTAGAACTGGTTTTTATTATATTTATTGTTAGAAGTTTATTCTGGAACTTAATACTGGAGCCTGTAAAAAACTACGAAAAATAATTGACAAAGTCAAATACTAATAAAAAATTTATTTCAAATACCGACATATTTATAAGAAGTAAATAATACGAAAAAAAACTTAACAAATACAAAATGGCAGATTTATTAATGAAAATGCCGGTTCCATATGAACCGAAAAGACAAAACCGATTTATTGTTCGTTTCCCATCTTCATTGGGTATCAACGAATGGTACGTAACATCGGCTAAAAGACCTAGTGCTAAAATTAACTCAGTAGCAATTCCTTTCTTGAACACTTCAACTTATGTTGCTGGTAGATTTGAGTGGGAAACGATGCAAGTAACATTTAAAGACCCAATTGGACCTTCAGCGTCACAAGCGTTGATGGAATGGTTCCGTTTACATGCGGAGTCTGTAACAGGTCGTATGGGATATGCGGCTGGTTATAAGAAAGATATTGAACTTGAGATGTTAGACCCAACGGGAGTTGTGGTTGAGAAATGGATTTTACAAGGTACTTTCATACAAGACTTAAACTTTGGAGATTTGGATTACTCAAGAGACGAATTGGCGACAATCACATGTACTTTAAGAATGGATAGATGTATCCAAGTTTACTAAGATAAAACAAATACACATACGAAACCGATATTCCTATTTTAGGGTATCGGTTTTTTGTTCTGTAGAAACTTTACTTTTAGATAATTATAGTTTAAACTTACTATATGGAAAATTATAATATAGACCCAACAATTTCTTACGATGTGGTGGAATTACCAAGTAAAGGTATTTTCTACTCAAATAATAAAAAAAGTTTAAGGGTTGCTTACTTAACAGCATCCGATGAAAATATCTTGGTAGCACCAAACTTATTACAGAGTGATACTGTAATTGAAGAGTTACTTAAAAGAAAAATATTAGATAAAGATTTTAATATTGATGAATTAGTTGATGAAGATAGACAAGCAATATTGATATTTCTTAGAAACACCGCATTTGGTAGTGAATACGAAATGGAAATGATTGATTCTAAAACTAACTTACCATTCAAATTCACATTAGACCTATCAATTTTAAAAGTTAAAGATTTTAACTTAAAACCTGATGAAAACGGAGAATATTCATATTTTATGAAAAGTTCAAAGAAGAATGTCACTTTTAAGTATTTGAATAATGTACAAGAAAAGGATTTAATAAAAATCAGAGATAATTCACCTACCGCGGTTGCACCCGTAACAACAAAAAGACTTGAAATGATGATTAAGTCAGTTGATGGTATGAGAGACCAAATGGGTATTTATCAATTTATTCAAAATTTACCAATCAAAGATTCTCAAGAATTTAGAAAATACGCAAACGAAAATAAACCCGGCATTGATTTGTCAGTAGATGTAAAAACCCCGTCAGGAGACACAGTCAAAGCTTATATTGACTTCGGGGTGGAGTTTTTTCGTCCTTTCTACGGAATATAAGAAAAAACAAATATCATCAATCACCAATTTAGTGGCTAGAGGATTTACCTATCGTGATCTTCTCATTATGCCAATACACGAACGTACTAATATTATCATGTTTATTAATGAAGAAAATTCTCAATAAACTATTTATAGATAATATATTAATACGACACAATGGCTAATGGATTAACTTCTCCTCAACAGAATACCTTAAAGACTTTATTAACAACTCCTATAGCCCAAGGCGGTTATGGTCTTGGTACATCAAGCGCACAAAGTTTTGTTAATAGTGGTAACCAAAGTATTTTAGGTAATTTAGCTAGTCAATCTACAGCAAATGGTAGTAATGGTATTGGTAATGCTGCGAATGGTATGATTGGTGTGGTTCAGACCACTCTTCAAGGTGCGGCTAAAATTGCCACCGCAACTTTATATGACCAATTAGGTAATGCTAGTAATAGAATTAGTACAAGTTCAATAAATAGTATTTTAGGTGCGGTGGTAGATGGTGTAGGTAATATAGCAAATTTAAATATTTCTGGAGCATTACAATCCATTCTTGGAGGTGCGTTAGGTGCTGCTCAAGATATAATGAAAGATTTGGCAGAAACCCAAGCTAGATTATTTGATGTAGCAAACAAATCAGGAACATATGTTGGTGAGTTAGGTGGTAACATGAGGGAGGAGTTGAGTGATGCAATGGTTACCACAACCAAACTTGGTATGACTGTTGATGATTTTTTAAAGAGTACCGAAACATTATTAACAAGTTCAGGTAGAATGGCTTTATATAGTAAAGAATCTATTGAGGAAGGGGTTTTAGCGTCGATAGCATACACTAAATCATCCACTACTTTATTAGAAAACAATGAAGCGTTTAGAAATGTTGGTTTTGGTTTACAAGACGCGGCTAAAGCAATTACCTCTGCGGGTCAAAAAACATTAGAATTAGGATTAAACGCTAAGGTGTTAACTGAAACATTAGTTAAAAATATAGGTAAATTAAATGAATTTGGATTTCAGGGAGGTGTTGCTGGTTTAACAAGAATGTCACAACAAGCACAATCCCTTAATTTCAATATGGATAATACACTTAAAATTGCCAACGATTTATTTGACCCAAATAAAGCGATAGATATGGCGGCCAATTTATCAATGATTGGTGGTGCTATAGGTGATTTTGGTGACCCATTAAGAATGATTTATGATGCAACAAATAACGTTGAGGGTTTACAAACAAGTTTAATAAATGCATCAAAAAGTTTAGCCACATTTAATTCAGCACAAGGTAGATTTGAAGTTACTGGTGCTAATTTAAGAAGAGCTAAGGTAATGGCCGATACGTTTGGTATATCAATGGGTGATTTGACAAGTTTAGCTGTTAAAGCTAACGTTCAATTCCAAGCCATGAGCCAAATACGTTCAATATTTCCTGAGGCTTCTAAAGAACAACAAGAGTTTATTAAGAATCTTTCAACAATGAAAGATGGTAAAATAGGTATCAGTATTCCTAATGAAGTTGCAGAAAAATTAGGTGTGATTGGTAAATTTAAAGATGGATTCATGGAGTTCTCTGAATTTGCAAAGTTAGACTCATCAAAAAGAGACGAACTTATAAAAGAACAACAGAAGATTGCCGCAATGAAACCTGAAGATATTGCTAGAGGACAATTCAATGCAACCACCCAAATTTTGAATGTGATTAGTGCTATGTATATTTCACAACAAAATCTAACTAGAAGATCAGAATATGGTACAAAGGTTAAAGATGTTAGTAATTCATTTGCTGATAACATGGCCAGCATTGACATGAAAAAAATAAAAAGAACTGGCGACATGTTAAAGGCGGTTGAAGATCAGGCGAAATTAACTATCAGTAAGGTTAATGGAACAGCAAATCCAACCCAACTAACACAATCACAATTAAATAATAGTGGAAATCAACTACCAAGAACTGATTTAAACAACAGTACCAATCAAAGTTATAATGATGCAAATAAATCAAATAATACCACACCAGATAATACAACACAAAAGGTTGATATAACACATACAATTACAGCAAGTGATTCAACAATGGACGCGATGACAAAACATTGGTCTAAGAATTTACAATCTTTAGAACTAATAGGAGTTAAAATTAATAACAAACCAAAAAGCTTCGATAGTACACAAAAAGTATTCACTAAATAACTAAAATATCTATTTATAAATAAAAATAATGCCAAGTAACTTAGATTTCGATTCAACAAAAAAGTTTAGAGACTATATTTTAGGTAAGACCCTGAAACAACCAAACGGACCTCAAGGTTTTACTAACGCGTCTTATACGGTACAAAATACCGCTGAATCACCTAACAAAACATTAGGTGGCGTTGAACCAACAAATCCGAGTTTAAACGGTAATCCATTCACAAACACATACGCACCAGAAAATATTAATTATATTCAAGATATTAATACGGTTCAAATTACAAATAGTTTAAATTTATATCCAAGTTTTATAAGTAATAATTATAATTTAGTTGGTATTGCAACAGGAGGTTCAACATATACTAATGAATCTGAATTATTTAAATTTGCTGCGAACAATATAAAATATAACACACAAGGACCTGTTTTTTCAAGGATTGCACAAAATGTTGAAAAGAACACAACGGGAAAAGCGAGGATTTTAGATGCATTAAATGGAAACGCAACAACGGCAATCAATATCATAACAGGTAGAGAACCACTTATTGAGGCGAATTATAAAATTACCACTGAAAGTGGACTTAGTATTCCAGGTTTGGCTGTTGATTTTTTAAAGTTAGTTGGTGGAGTCCAATTACCATTCTCACAAATACCTGGCGATTATTTAAGTGTACCACAAAATCCAAGAGATAATAAAACACAAGAAAAAGAAAGACCTGAAGCTAAAACTCAAGTTGGTAAAATATTTCAAGACGTTACAGGAACTTTAGGTTCAATGATTGGTATTAATAGAAGACCAAGAAAGGATAGGTCACCATCTGATTTGTTATTAGAACACATGGGTTCAGGACAGAAGAATAGATTATTTGATAATTTATCATTTAATAAATTTGGTCCTGATTATACAATATTAGCAAGGTCACAAAACACATCTAAATTATTCAATGGAATAAGTAAAGGTATAAACTTAGTTAAGAAAATGACAGGAGGAAGTGAGGCTCCTAAAATTAGTGGTTATATTGGTGACGACAGAGGTGACTCTGTTTCAAATATTTTACACGACCAATTTGATAGACCAACACAAAGTAGTTTTTATTTATCACAATTTTTTGATTCTAAAGCCGCGGAAGTTTTTAGAAGAAATACGTCAATATCTGAAGGTGGTAATATTGCCGGTAATTTAACATGGATATCAAATGATAGACAGAACAAACCAAAGTATGGTGCAAACAACAAAGAGTGGAGTGCTGAAAGTACATTATATGAAAAATCAATTTCCACTAATAGTGAATATAGTGGGTTTACTGACAATTCAATTTTAAGTTACACACAAGATATGTTGAAACAGTCAAATCAAGTTTCTAACGCGATTGACCAATCAACAAGATTATTTAAAGATGGTAACATGGTTATGTCAAAAGGTTCTGCAATAAAATACATCGATAAATTTTCTAAAGAAGAAGCTGGTGTAGAATATTGTAGAGTTTGGACTAAAGACCGTTCTTATATGAATCTTTCTGATACCATGAGAACAACTACCATGTATAGAAAGTTTGATGGTAGTGTAATGGGTGGAGCAAGTAGAGTATGGAATTTAAATATTGCACCAATGTCTAACGGTAAAAAATCATTTGACGGTTCAACAAACATAGTTTCAGGTTCAACATACGGTAGTAATTTCTATGCTAAAAAATATATGTTTTCAATTGAAAATTTAGCATGGAAAACATCTAATCGAGCGGGATTTCAAGTAAACGATTTACCTGCATGTGAAAGAGGTAATAACGGAGGAAGAGTTATGTGGTTTCCACCATACGATTTAAAAGTTACAGAACAAAATAGTGCAAACTGGGATAAGAATACCTTTGTTGGTAGACCAGAACCAATTTACACATACCAAGATTCTGAAAGAAACGGTACACTATCATTTAAAGTTGTTGTAGATCACCCAAGTATATTGAACTTGTTAGTTAGAGAACATTTTAAAGGAATGTCCAATGAGGAAGCCGATAACTACATAAACGCATTTTTTGCGGGATGTAAGGATTTAGATTTTTATGGTTTAATTCAAACATATACAACGTTAGATAGGGAAGATGTTACATTAATTCAATCTTATTTAGATAAAGGAGTTGATCCACAAATAATTGAAAGTTTAACATTTACAAGTGAACAAGTTCCAGAAGAAATCCCTGGAAAAACTGAAGAAAGTGAGGAACCTAAAAAATTAACATCAAGACTATTTTTTCAAAACGATAGACCACAAAAAACATCACAACAAGGAAAAACATCGGAACAATTTGGTAATATTTATACCGAATATATTTCTAAAAAAAGTCAATATATAAGTGAATTGAGTGAGGAGTTAACTGGTAGTACAACCACAAGTGGATTAATAACCGGTACAACAAAAAATCAAATACATGACCAACAAGTTATTTTTGATAAGGTAAATAAAACTGGTGTGGAAATAACTATCGACAACGCTAAACAAGTTGTAAAACAAGCTGAAGATGGATTTACCGATTTAGAAAAAAGTTACACAGATTATACCACGTTTGTTACAGAATTAAAAAATAATCTTTCAGGTAAGACTGTTAGTAATGAAGTTAAAGTAACGATAAACGCATCAACATCTGAAGTTGCAACCGATAAATATAATTTTTATTTAGGTGTTAGAAGATCATATAGTATTCTTGTTGATTTTCTTAATAAGATTAGTGGATTAGACCAATTTGATGAAAAGATAATCACTTGGTATACAGATGAACAATTAGCACCCGAAGCCGATAAAGGTGTAAGAGATATATTTTCAATTAATTTCAAAGATTTAGGATACGATATTGAGGGTAAATTTGTTATTGAAATTGCAACCGAGGGAGAAAGTTCCGACGTACCAAATTTTAATGGGGTTGGTAATATTGATTGTAAAAAAGAAATTAAAACAAAAACAGGATTAAAAGACCATGCACCTATTGCGTTTTATTGTAGAAGTGCTGAAGTTCAGATTGAATATAAAAACAAAACAATTAAAAAAATAGAAGGACAAAAAGTTAAAGTTCCAAGATTAAAAGTTAGTCCTGATAAGAAAACAGTTGGAGGTAGACCACCAAATAAACCAACTATTGATGTGATGAAAAGAATAATAATGAAAACTTTATCGGAGTGTCATTATTTTAAAAAATTAGAAGAAGATTCTCCGATACAATTTTCATCACTAAGAGAAAAATTAAAATATTTTCATCCAGCTTTCCACTCAACAACACCCGAGGGATTGAATAGTCGATTGACATTCTTATTACAATGTCTAAGACCTGGTGATACAATACCAATTATAAATAAAAAATTAGATAAGACAGCAAGAAACACAAGTTTTGGTCCACCACCAATTTGTGTATTAAGGGTTGGAGATTTTTACCATTCTAAAGTTATTATAAAAGATATTAATATTAGTTATGATGATAGTCCTTGGGACATGAATCCTGAAGGTATTGGTATGCAACCAATGATTGCGAGTGTTACATTACAACTTAGTTTCATCGGTGGACAAGGATTAGAAACGCCAGTTAATAAATTACAAAACGCGTTATCATCAAATTTCTTTGCAAACACCGAAATATATGATGAAAGAGCTCAAGCCACCAATACAATGATTGATGGAAAACCAGCCGAACAATTCACTCAGGAATTTATTAATAAGTTAACTAAAAAACCTGAGTTTGAATTGATTAACGATTTGGTTGGAAATAAAGAAAGTGTAATAACAGGAAAATATATGGGTACCCCAATTGGTACTGATATGGACTATACTGAATTATTATATGGTAATGAAGGTTTGTTAAATACAGCCTCAAATTACAAAATAATATTAGAAAATGCATTTCAATATTTACAAGGTAAGTTTGGTGATAATTTTATGAAACTTATTTTCTCAAATGAATATAGAACAAATAATAAGATTGAAGTAATCACAATGGCTGGAGATGCGAACCCAAGACAAATCGAAGTTTGGGGATTATCAGATAAAGGTAAAGAAATATCAACACTTATTAAGAACATTAGACCAACTATAAATGAAGCAATTAAACAAACAGATTTAACAAGAGACATATTTGATTATTGGAGAACACCTTCAGCTAATCCAGATGCGTCTCCACAATCTAATAGTATATTAGAAAACAATTTATTACCAAAAATTATAGATAGTAATTTTGATAGTATATTGAATAACGATGGTTTGAAATCTTTAGAAGAGAAAAGAAATAAATTAATTGAAATTATTGACAAATTAAATTTTGTAGTTAATTATGAACACGACGGTAAAATTGAAGATGATAAATACAAACAAGCGGACCTTGGTGAATTTTCAGGAAGTGTGTTTTATAATACATATAAAGACATAATTGATTTTTTAGATAATATACATATAAAATTAAATGAAAAATTAAATTCAAATATAGTTCAAATTGATTTTGATACTCCTGACGATGACATGTTAAGTACATTTTTAGAAACTGAAGTTATGAAGGATTTTATATTCCACATGGTTCGTGATGAAAAAAATAAAATTATTGATTATTATAATAGTGATGCTGGTGATGTGTACGACAATGTATTACTTAATTATGAATGGGCAGAGAGTTATGGTTACTATGTTGGTACATGGTTTAATGACAACAATTATATTGAAGACCAAATTTTGAAGTCAAAAACATTTAAATTTGGACTTGTACCACCAATAAGAACTAACACAAATAAAATTTCTTACCCTATTACAAATGAAGACGAATTAATTGATGATTACGAGGGAGGATTATTAAACAAAATTTTCATTAATAAACCATTCTTAGACCCATCTAATTTAAACTATTATAAAAAATGAGTAGACAATATTTCAATAGATACCAACTATTTTTAAAAGACGGAGGATTTAGAATTGTGCCAGGAATTGAATTACCAATCAAAGGAACTGACAAATACTTACAATATAAAAAAGGTAAAGACAGATTAGATAAGGTATCACAAGAATATTATGGTACACCATTATTTGGTTGGTTAATTTTACAAGCAAATCCATCAGTAGGTGGTTTAGAATTCACAATACCCGACAATTCATACTTAAGAATACCATTTCCATTAATTACCTCTTTACAAGATTATAAAAGTGGTGTAGAATTGTATAACTTATATTATGGGGAACAATAAAATACAAGAGACTGAAAATTTACATATTAGGTTAGATGAAAACAACGTTATTTGTATAGACCCAAATTCTATTATTAACGAAGATGGATTAGTAGAACCTAGACACACCAACCCTGAAAAGTTGGTTATGTTTGTTAATTTAGAGGCTGATTTAATTCCAAGAACAGTATTATCCGTTTCAGATGAAAAGGGAAAGGGTAGATTAAGTTCTATTGCTGGTGGAACCTTAAATTTAATGAGTAATCAAAATGGAA